AAATTAAGAGTTAATGTACAATCTACTTCGATGATTCACTCTCTCGAAAGCCTTTCAATTGAAACGCGACTAATGACTTCCCACCTGTTCGGTCGACTATTGCGAGTATCGAAAAAAATTTTAGCAGAGATCATTTCGTAGACATACATAATAGTAGAAAATGAAATTAAACAACGGACAAGAGAGATGAACAACAAAGAGAGCCATTTAAACATCTCCATTCAGAAGAATGAGGGTGAAAACAAAGCAGTCATATCAATTGATGGAGTCATTGGTGAAGATCCTTTTGAGAGTGATGATGAGCAGAACACATTGACAAATATGAGAGACAAGCTTAAGGAGATTGCTTCTATAGACGCTGATGAGATCGAGGTAAACATTAATTCACTCGGAGGCTCAGTAGATCAGGGTTTAGCAATTCATGACCTGCTTGCAAGTAACTCTGCAACTGTAAAGACAAAGATTACAGGCATGAGCGCTTCTTCGGCGACGATCATCTTTCAAGCAGGTGACCAGAGAGAGATAAGTGCCAATGGTATGATGCTCATTCACAGAGCTTGGACTATGGGACTGGGTAACAGCTCTGACTTCGACGCTTTAGCTAAAGACTTAAAAAAGACAGATGGAGTGATCGCTGATATTTACGCAAAAAGGGGAGACAGAGATGCAGACTTCTATTTAGACCTGATGAGTGAGAATGGTGGAGATGGTAGGTGGTTGGATTCAGATGAAGCGGTAGAGTTTGGTCTTGTAGACAATTCAGTAGAACCGGCCTTTAAGAAAGTTGCTATGAGTAAGTCTACGTTTGAAAAATTGGGCTTACCTGTACCAGAGTTGAAAGTAGAAAGCGATGAACGCGAACCCAACATGACCTACACAATAGGTCTTGAAGTACAAGGTATCGAAGAGATCAAAGATCAGCTTAAAGAGATTCAGAATATTAACGAACGAAAAAAAGATATAGACGCTACTGAGGAGAAAAGTTCTCCAGAAGAGCCTATTGCAAACAACAACACAAACAAGGGAGCTACCAGTGCTGAGAGGCAGAGACAGTTGACCCTTTTGAACTTTAAAACAACACAACAAGATGGATAACATTAAGAGAGTAAGAGAAGAGAAGAATTCTGCTTTGGAAACTATGGAGAGCATTCATAGTGAGTTTGAGGGTAAAGAGCTCTCAGAACAAGCACAGAACAAGTGGAATGAGGCCAAGAGTACCTTTGAATCAAAAAGTGCTATTTTGTCTAGAGAAGAATTCATTGAAAACAAGAAGAAAGATGCAAGTCTTCGCAATCATGAAGATGGTTCCGAGAAGGAACACAAAGACTTTAGCTTTAAAGACGCTATCAAGTTTGCTGTAAACCCAGCGTCCTTGAGCAACTACAAGCAAGGTTTTTACAGTGACCTCAACCGGTATGCAGAGAAAGAAGCCTCCAATTCAGGTGTAACCTTGCAGGGTGGTAATGGTCTGGTGCTTCCTTCGAATGTTCTTCAAGGTAACTTCCGTAATGACCTCACAGTAGGTACTGAGGGAGAGGACATTGTATTTGAAGAGAAGGGAAGTTTTATTGAGAAGTTGAAGGAGCGTATGGTCCTTACTCAGATGGGTGCCGAGACTCTTGATGGTTTGATTGGAGACGTTAAGTTTTCAAAAGAGGGCAACTCACCATCGTTTGTATGGGAAGGCGAGACTGACGCTGGTAATGAGTCTACTCCTACCTTTAGTAATGTGACTCTATCTCCCAACCGAGGTGGAACCTATATTGATGTTTCTAACCAAGCTATGAAGCAGACCTCACCGTCTGTAGAGCAACGGTTGAGAAAACAGCTTATCGGTGCCGTTCAGCGTGGACTTGAAGGTGCGGCCATTGAAGGAGCACAAAGTGGCCCGAGTGGTATTCTTGATGTAGCTACTATTGTGAGTGGTACAGCCGGTCATGCATTGGTCGTAGACCTTGAGACAGCGGTAGCTGTTGACGATGCAGACATTGGAAGTCTTGGATATCTTACAAACGCGAAGGGACGAGGCCTTCTCAAGCAAATTGTTAAGGACTCCGGTTCTGGTAATTATGTCTGGGAGGACGACTCGGTCAATAGTTACGATGCACGAGTTACTAATCTCATTACTGAGACAACCTCCGGCGCACCTGAGGAGTCACCGTTAATCTTTGGAAACTTTGCAGACCTAATGATGGGTATGTGGGGTGGAATCGAGATTCTTGTAGACCCTTTTACTCAGGCAACCTCTGGAATGACACGCTTGGTAACTAACGTCTACGCTGATGTTCAGATCATGCACGATGAGTCTTTCTCATATGCTGAGATCGAGACAACTTCATAGTAAGCTGATTATCATATAATATAATACTAAGCCTCAGTCCTTGAATGGGTTGGGGCTTTTTTTTATGCTTGCGAGCCTCGCAATTGACCTCAATTTTAGCAGAGATCGCCCATCCCTAATACATAATGGTAGAAAACAAACAAGAGAGGCAAAACAAATAAAAGAGCTTCATCATGAGCCATTTTTACAAACATTTTAACGATAAGCAGTACCCACTGGAAGTGGTAACTGATGCCACCCCACCTTCTGTCACTCTACCAGACGCTAAGGAATTTTTAAGAGAAGACAGGAACGTAGAAGACAACCTCATAAAAGCACTGATATCAGCTTCGGAGACAGCTATTGAAGAGCACACAGGATATGTGCTTGTGGATACAGTTCACAGACTACACTTGGGTTACTTTGAGAATGTGAGGATACCTAAAAAGCCGTTTAAATCGTCCTCATTAGCGGTCAAGTATGATGATGAGAGTGGTGTTGAGCAGACGTTGGATTCGGCGAAGTACACAGTGTATGAGCAAGAAACACCAGTGAGGGTCCAGTTCACCAATGACTTACCAAACGTATATAGTGATAATGACTACCCAGTGAGGATAGAGTTCACAGTAGGCTTTGGGGTAGATGATAGTGCAGTACCTGAGAGGATACAGACAGCGGTGAAAATACTCTGCATGTTCTTCCACAAGAGAGAGATTACCACAGAAGAAGGAGAGAACATTAATCCTCTGAGATTACCTGAGGTTCAAGCTCTGTTATCAGGATTAAAGTTTAACAGGTTTCACTAATGGATATAGTAGCTCAACTTACAGAGAGAATCACCATTAAGGTACTTAGTACCACGAAGCAACCCAATGGAGAGGTAACAGAGCAGTGGTCTGATTTGGCTACTGTTTGGGCCGATGCTATACCACTATCAGGAAAGGAGAACTATTCCAGTGATCAGAACGCACCCTCACAGTCGTACAGGTTCTTGATCAGACATAGGACAGACATTGACACGACAAATAAAATTGTATGGGCTGGTAAAGAGTTTGATATACACTCTATCAATCCATACTTCAAAGCAGGCAGAAATAAAATCACTGAAATTAAGGGAGAGTGGCACGATGGAAGGTAGAGAGCAAACAGAAATACTAAAAGATTTAGACAGGAGAATCAGGCGAATGGAGAGTGCTTTACTCGGAGACGATGACTTCGGCTCAAAAGGATTTGTAGATAGATACATAAAAACAGAAAAGTTAGCGGAGAGTAATTCAAATGAGCTTGACAGGATATACTGGGTAGCCTCATTAGTAGGTAGTGCGTCAGCATTGGTCTTTCAAGGAATACTAACAATCTTTTTCTAACCAAAAATAAGATGATGGAAACAATTACAATACTTTTCAAACGGCAACCAGATGATATCCGCTTTATTGAAGGTGGGTATGTGAAGATGGCACCTATGAATGCTTTTAAGCATATAGACTCCGGAGATGCAGTAGGCTACGACCCTCAAACTAAAGAAGAGTTCGATCCTTTCCTTAGTAAGGAGTATCCCAATAGAAAGATACTATTCAACAACGGAATATACACTGAGAAGAGGCTCAAACCTTCTATTGGGTATGTAGCAACTCTTGATGGTATAGGTAGCAAGACTATTGATACTTATAAAGAATTACTGGGGCTTATAGAGCCGAAAGAGACTGATGGCTAAAAACTTAGGAATAACAGCTGAAATCGACGGTAAGGACTTACTTGATGCGGTGGACCTGCTCAAGGACTTAGAGGAGTCTATTGACAACAAGTACCTCAAAGCTACCCT